AACTTCTCGCCTAGGTTATCCGTAAAGTCTGCAATGGCTGGAATAACCCTATTAACGATTACTTCGACCATAGGAGTTATGGCAGTTAGGATGTAAGAGCCTACGGTTTCCTTGCCTTCATCAAAAGCAATTTGCAAGCGAGTTAATTTGCCTTGGAATGTGTCTGCCTTAGCTGCAGCCTGGTTCTCAAAAGTATCGGCTAACTTAGCGGTGATCTCATCCATGCTCATTGTCTTTAATTGAGCGGCTGTAAGTCCTACGCCTAATCTAGACAGCGCTGAAGTATTACCTTCGGCTGCGCGAGCCATTGCATTGGTGACGGCCTCGAGTGACTTGCCTGAACCTGCTGCAACATCAATTGCAACTGCCTGTAACTTCTGAGCCTTTGTAACGTCTCCAGTAGCCCGGGCTAAACGCTCCAGGGATGGGCGAAGATCATCATCGGTAATACCAAAGGCTAGGGAAGTCTTGGTTATGTAAGTTTCTGTTGCTGCTATTTGAGCGTCTGTTGCGCCAGTTACGTTTCTTAAAGTAATGGCTAACTTTTCTTGAGCAGCGGCATCTGCAATAGCAGACTGAACTCCATCGATCGCCAACTTGCCAGCATAAGCAACGGCTGCTGCGCCTGCTGCTGCAAACGCCAAGCCTGCCTTCTTGCCAAAATCTGAAACCTTATCGCCAAAGGACATTACATCTTTATCAGCCTTATTAAGATTCTTAGTGAAGTTATCAACGTCAGCAAGAAGTTTGAGCGTTAACGCCCTTGTACCTGTTGCCATTAGCCCCACTCCTTCAAAATCTTAGTAAACGATTCAGTCCATCTAGCAACGATCTGAGGTTGAATCTTGCGTAGCGTTGGATAGATAAACCACCCCTTAGAGCCTCGACCTTCGCGGCCTGACCAAACAGGGAACTGCTTAAACTTATTAGAACCGAATTCTGTACCGCCCCAAATATCCCTAGTGGTTGCTCCACCTGAGAACTTTTGAGATGCAAATCCATAAGTAATCTCACCGATACGGCTTGACTTCTTAACTTTTGAACCCTGAGCAATACGGCCTGAAACTTTGGTGTTGTTACCTCTGCTAGCAGTTTTAATAACTTCAGCCCGGGCGAATTCAGCCAGAGCGCCTGATTGGCGCTTGGCCTCATCGTTTGCTTCATCACCCATATTCTTTAAAGCTTTGAAGACCTTACGGAGTTCAGTCTGGTCTAGTGCTACTAGCTCACTTGCCACGATTGCGCTCCTCTAGTACTTCTATTGCTGTAAGAATATCCTCGGCACTTTGCCACTTATCCATCGGAATCTGTGTCGCTATTGCCAGTTCAATCAAGAGTCGGCTTACGCTTCCCCTTGGGTGACTTTTGGGTCTTCCCCACCTACTTCAACATCCGCAACTGATTCCATCCAGACATCGAGTGTCTTAGTTGGCTGGCCGCCTGCTTCGCGTTTCATTGCTGAATGCGTTACATAAAGGATGTCCCACATGCCGCCAAACTGAGAGATAACTTTTTTAGTTGTCATCTCCCACTTGGCGTAATCAGGTGGTCTAACCAGGTAAGTGGTTTCGGTTCCATCTACATATTTAATTGTTATTTGCTGTTGCATTGCTTGCTCCCGTTTCTATTGTTTAGCTAAAGGTTTCTGTTACTGCACCCTTTGATACTTTGAAAGTAAAGTCTACTGTCTGAGCATCTGTTCCAGCGCCGCCTGCTGTAGGAAACTCTGGCATGATTGGGAATGAGAATACCGCGCCTGTAGCAGCAGTTAGGCTTACTGTAATGTCTGTGTCTGGTGCAGTTTCAGCAGCAGTCCATAGGGCCTCGCATACTGAGTTAGCCTTACCCCAGTCAGCAAGCATTGAAAGAGCAAAAGTGCCTTCGATGTTTGTGGTCTTGTAGGCTTCGCCGTCAAGAGTCTGATATGTCTCGCGCACGTTGGTCTTTGTTAGGACTGCGCTAGTTGCTTGTGCCTCGATATCTGTTCCACCTGTGAAAGATAGAGAAATATCGCGACCTGTGATTACTACAGTTGCCATATTATTTTCCTTTAGTTTGTTTGTGTATAGTAGGTAGAAACTCTGATATCGGCCACCAAAACATTGGAAGGGCCAACTTGAGTTACTGTTGGTTTTTCAACCGCTCCGACTGTGTATCCCGCTGGGATAACCTTCAGAACACTTATGACTAGCTGCTCGAGGTTGTCGAGCGATGCCGGGTTGCTGTTATATGCAACTGCGACTGAGATAACGAGATTAATTTTAAGATGCAGCGTTGACCCGTTAATAGTTTCTAATTCGAGATATGGTGAATCTGGAACTGTAACTACAAAAGGAACCATAGGAGCCTCTGGAACGTAGGCATAGACATTGCCTGCTACGCTTGCGAAGGCTGTTGCTAAGGGTTGACGTACTGTGTCTAAGATCGTTGATGCTGGCATTACTGCACCATTGAATCGGTATCGATGTACGCCCCTAATAACCCTGAGACACGATTAAAGAGGCTGCGGCCTAAGCGATAAGGGCTGACTGTTGTGAAATCTACACCCTCGATCTGGCCACCTGGAGCGATACGAGATTGGAATACTTCTACTGAAACTGCCAAGACTGCTGACTCGACTGCGCTGACTCCGACATAAGTTGCTGCGCCTGAAAGGGTTGCCTTACCTGAAGGAATGACGTTTCTGCCATCGATGTCTGCATTTGTAATTGATACTGTAAAGAAACCGTTAAAGTCTCTATAAACGCCATCTACGAATACTCGAGAATTAGAGTTCATTACGTAGGTATCAATGTCGTAATTGCTGGATTCTAAAATTGTGAAAGTGCCATTAAACGGGGAGCCGCATCCTGTGATGACTACGCTCTGACCCTCTGAGAAATTGTTTTCGCCTAGGACTGTGTAATAAGCGATATTGTCCTGCAACTCCACGCGTGAAATTGGTGAAGCGTATGTAACGAGCATAGGCAATATAACTGCCTCGGCTGTGTCGATTACATCTGTCAAATAAGCATCGTTATAAAGGGATGTAGAAACGCCAAGGATAGACCTTAGTTCCGCAACTGTGACGATTGAAGCCATTTCTACATCCTCTCTATTAAACGACTGGGGGAGCCACCGGGAGCAGCAGCCCCCCCATGATTAGTTAATTAATTACGCAACCATGAAGCGGTATGCGCCAGCGCCAAGCTTTGTAGCAGTTGCGCCATAGCCGTAGTATCCAACTTGAACCTGACCTGTTGAGATTAGGTTTGTCTGGAGTGATAGGCGTGGTGACTCGTACCAGGTGTAAGCATCTGGATTGATAACGATAAGAGTGTTATCTCCAACGCCTGAACCATCTGTAAGAGCGCGTGATACGCGTAGGTTTAGCCCAAGTAGGTTTCCACGAACTGCTGTTGCTGTAAGTGTGCCGCCTGCGTTTTGTGGGTTGATTGTCTGTTGGAAGATTGGGCGATTTGAACCATCGACCAAGCCCATAAGAGCGCCCCATTGTTCTGGAGATACGCAGATGTTCTGTGCAAATCCAAGAGTATTCTTGTAGATTGAAACTGCTGCATCTGATACGAAATCAGCTACAAGAGCGCCAGTTGTGAGTGCTGCGCGGTTTCCGCCATCAGTTCCGTTAGTAACCATTGCGGTTGCAACTGCATTGTCTGTGGCCTTTGCGTATGCATATTCCATTTGACGTACGAGTTCAGCGAAGAATGCTGGAGATGAACGATCTAGAAGTTCAAGGCTGAATGTCTGTTGTCCAATAAACTTTTGAACGTTAACAGTTACGAAAGCCGCGTTCTGATCTGTCTCAGATGGTGTTCCACCTTCAGATGCAACTGCAACTGTTGGAGCAACTGTGATCTTTGGAATCTCGAAAGTCATACCTGCATCAGGTAGAGTTCCACGAGAAATTGAGTCAATGAATGGGCGATCTGCGTTTGAGATGCCATTGATGACCTCTGTAAGTTGGCGTGTAGGAACTAGGCCTGCGTTATCTGTAATATCTGCCGCTGCTGCGACATACATACGAGAATCTTCATTGCCTAACTTTGCGCGAACTGAATGCTCGAGATAAGAAGCCTTATCAACGATTGGGTTACGAACAGTAGTTGAAATATAAGGTGCTGTTGCAGCCTTAACTTCAACCTTTGCAGCCTCTACCGTTTCTGCGGCAGGAGCAACTTCTGGAACGGTAGTGTCTGACACTTGTTCTCCTTCTGTGGTTGATTGTGTTTCTTCCTGAGATGTCTCAGAAACCTCATTATCTACTGCCGCTACTTTCGCGACTTCTGCGCCTGGTATTGCGCCATCTGTAACCAAACTGACCTCGATGAGATTAGATGCGCTGATAGCCATTACGCCATCTTGGTTATCCCAATCTTCAACATCTACGCCAACGCTAAAATCTGAGCGAAGCCCTGTCGCGGCTTCTTCTAATGCGTCATTTCCTGCGGTGGTCTTAGCGATCTTAAATTCTGCTGTAATGCCTTCTGCATCTGCTTCGAATGAAACCATTTTGCCTAATGGGCGAGTGACATCGTGTTGCAATACTAGCTTGATGTTCTTAGCCATTGTTATTGAATCTTCTTTAAACATAGTGCGACCTGCTGAGGTGTTGCCTTCAGCATTCCAGGACACGATACGGCCTGCGATGATGCGGGATTCTGTATCCGCCGCTGTAATCGCATATGGCATAGTTATCTTCATCGGTTCTCCTTATTGTCGATCAGGTCTTCTTCTTCTTTGATTTGCTCAACGCTCATTGCGCCGATGCGGTTTAAGATTTCATAAACTTGAGCGCGAGCGAGTGCATCTGAACGTAGGAATTCGTCTAGGCTGAAACGGATAACCCCAGTTGAAGGGCAGAAGTCAGGCATAGATAAGCGCTGTTCGATCGCTGCAAGGATTGGCTTCATTGAGAAGTCGATAAGTGAGCGACGTTCCGAAACGCTGTTGGAATAAGTCATGCTGGTTGTTTCAGCGCTTACGAAATATGCAGGAAGGTTGCAAGCGCGGGCCAATTCCAGAGCGACATATTGGCGAGCCTCATTTAGCTGCAGTTTGGCTGGATCGATGCCCAACGCTTGCAATTCAACATCCGCATTAAGGAACGCGGTTGATTTAGTAAGGCGAGCAGTTCTCCAAGATTCTAAAAGTTTAGAAATACGTTCTGCTGGAAGATTAGTTCCGTTTGACTTTAATACTTGTAGCGGTACTGGTTCTTTAGCGAAAGTTTCGGCGGCTTGCTCAAGTGCGTGGGCAGCCCGGATTGTGCGCCCTGCACGATTTAACACGCCTTCATCAAGTCCGTAAAACACTACTAGCGATCCGACACCTTGATTTGGAACGATTGAACCGTCTACCTGATAACCCACGATTTCTGTTTGGTTATTGTTTAATTTTTGTGTTACGCGATCTGGTGCAACGCGAGTCCAGGCGCGAACGCGACCCGTATCTCCGTACTGCTCCAAAACCTGTCCATAAGCCATGCCATGAAAGAGTAAATCTTCTGCAAGCCAGGCATAGATTGCTGATCCTGGAACGCGTGGGTCTGGTTGATTAATCACTGCTGGAGTTCCCATATGGGAGCCATCGAGTTTTGAATACTGCTCTAGTGGCAAGGCTGCAAGTGTTGAGCAGATAATGTTTCTGGCACGAGCGATTGTTGGAACCGCCATAGCTTGTTGACGGCTTGCTACGGATTGAGTAAATACGAAAGGATTGAAAGATGCTGTGTTATTGAAAGGTGCAGGAGTAGAAGCGGCATCAACTGTAACTTCGGTTGGTGGCTTTGGCGTTGTAAATAAGTCCCTGATTCCCATTGGACATATTATACGCTATTGCCTAGACATTAACCTATTTGAATGTCAACTTCTGATTCGCCGCGTGTCGCGAAGTGAGTGACCATTGCTGAAGCAACTGCACCGCACACAATTCCCGAAGCCTTGCGCCCCATAACCCAACCACCATCTCCTCGAGTTAATTTAACGGCCGATAGGACTTGCTTAGTTAATTCTTCTTGATCCGAGTGAGCAAGTCTCATCGAGGAAACGGCTGAAACGAATTCATCGCAACTCTGCTGATACTCCTGGCCGTTGACCTCGTGAATTGGGATTCCTGCTGGAGCCAATCGAGCCGCAACTGCTGAAGCGGTCGACTTTGAGTAAGCAACTGCATTGACTGGGAACTTTCTAACCCAGTAAGCAATATCGTTAGCCATTTCTAGATCATCGAGGTTGACCGGGTTGAACCAAGTATGAAGCAGGCTAACCATAAATCGATTGCCCTCGATTCTTTGGCCCGCAACTAGCGAAGCGTGCTTTCTGTCAGGGCTTAGATCGATCGCCATCCAAGTATCTTTCTCAACATCCAATTCTGGCAGATCGTCGGCCTTGCACTTCTTCCATTCGGCTTCTGAGATAACTGGGTTAATCATCGAAACGAATTGGCAGAGAATTTCAGTACGGAAGATATCTTCACGATCTGAAAGGCTGTCTTTAATGTTGTCCTCGTGGACTGTGTGGCCTAGCGATGGATTACTTTGATACCAGGCTTCCTTATCGGTAATCTCCGCCCCTGGCTCAGCGCTCCATTCAAACCAGCCAATAGAATCTTCTGCGCCTTCACTAGCTGCTAAACCTCGCTCCCGAAACTTATGCAATAGAACCGAGTTAGCGTGGCCAGCATTTGAATAGACATATGCTTGGGGATTTGAATTAGACATCTGAGTAAAGCGCATCGATGACCAGACATCTTCAGTATCAAACTCTCGTAACTCGTCAATATGGATTACATCTGGAGCCGCAATACCGCGAGCGGCTGAGTTTCCTGCTCTGATTAAATACCGGGCTTTATTCTTAAACCGAATCTCCTGAGATCCCTTGGACTCGTACTTCTTGGCGAAGTTATCCAGTAGCATCTGGGAGTTATCGATCATTTCGCTAACCTTAAAAAAGATTTCGCTCGATGTAGTTAACTTATGAGCTGTAGCCAGGTGCATCTTCTCGCCAAGTACATAGATACCAAACAGAATTCGAAGCGCCATAAATGTACTTTTGCCCTGCTGCCTAGGAAGCATGATGCCGATTAGGGGGTGTGCCCAACGGCCATCAGCCTTATATCGAAGGCAGTCTCGGGCTAAGTCTTCTTGCCAGGGAAGCATCGGGAATCCAATATCTTTGCAGAACTGAATCATTTCATCGCCTCTAGTAGGCAGATCTAGTGGCTTTGAGCGGATTCTAGGCGTTTGGGAGCCATATCTGACTTCTGTTACCCCTACCTCAGCCGATTGCAGCCCATCTGAGCCGTTTTGAATCGTCATGACTGGTTCTCATCCGAACTGAGCCGATATTGGCGGTTTGAGTCGTTTTTGGGGTAAAAAGAAACAG